CCTCGTTGTTGTGAACTCAAGACAGGGCGGTTGCCCTGATTGTGCAAAATATATCGGCAAGGTGTTTATTGACGATGTTTATTCAAACGGCAAAAAGTCAGACGGAAACTATCCGCTTCTCTCAACCGCAATCAAGAACGGTTTGTTTCATCCGAGATGTAAGGACAGCACAAGTACATATTATCCCGAACTTGATGATTTGGACGCACCGTTGTCTGAAGATGAAATCAAAGAGCTTGACCGTCAGCGAGGAATTGAGGAAAAACAGCAGTACGCACAGCGACAGGCAGAACGCTTTGACCGCCGTGCCGAATACAGCCTTGATGAGGACAATAAACGCATTGCCCAAACCCGAGCCGATGAGTGGCACGATAGGGCGAATACGCTTGAAGAAAAGACAAAGCAATTCTCACTAAACACCAATGAACAGAAATATTACAGACCTGTTTTTGAAGAAGATATATCAAAAACTTTTGAACGCAAAATTGAGGGCGAAACAATTACAATTGATACCCACAAGGCAAATACATTGTGTGATAATGTTTATATTTCAGATAAGGTAAAGCTAAAACGAAAAGAACTTCATAATTTTGATATGCAAGTGAGAAAAGCGTTTGATATGCTCGGAGAGGTTGAAACAAGCGGAAAGCCTGAAATTTGTATTGTCACTCCCGAAGAAATGCGAGTAAATGCTATTGCTTCATATATGCCAATGCAAAATGTTCTAAATGTCAATTCAGCATACTTTTCAACAAGTGATTTGTCAGGCTTACAAGAAAACTTGGCTTGTCCGCAAGACAGATTGAGTACAATTCTGCACGAACTGATTCATTGGCAAGACGCTAAAAATTACAGAGCAAAATTCGGAAGTATTAACGATTATTTTGAATATTGCGATTACCTTAATAAAATTTATGCTCCAAAGGTTGAAAAATTGATAAATAACGGTTATAATATAGAGGATATAAGTGAGTATGCTTTTGAATGCTTAAAAGATAAAGCTATGGATGAAGTGTATAATGAGTACAGAGTCAGCAAACTTTTAGGGTGATGATGGTATGAGATTGATACAAACTGAAGAACAAAAATCTCTATGGAATGCGTTTAAGCCGTACCTTGTAACAAATGGTTTAAATGTCACTTTGCGTGAAGATGCTCCACAAGAAGCTAAAGATGCTGAAGCACTTTACAGTAAGCTTAGAGAGAAACAAAAAATGCAATATCTAAAAGATAGTGGCATAATCTAACCGCTCCGTAAAAAGGGCGGTTTTGTTGTTTAACTTGCCGAGAATATGTTCAGAGCAAGAAAAACGGCTTGTTTACGGCATTATTTAACTTGCCTGCAACTTGCCGTAACAAAATTTAACACATCAAATCAGCACTTTGAGAAATCAGAGTGCTTTTTTATTGCATTTAAACCGGTCGAAATCGACCAGTTTAAAATATTGAAAAGGTGGTGACAGAATGAAAATCAGAGTAACAACAGCATTTAATGACAGGCAGAACGGCTATGTAACCCGACCTGTGAATGAAGTTTTTGAATGCTCCGAGCAGAGAGCAAAGGAACTCATTGACGGTGGTTTTGCAGAAGAGGTCAAGCCTGACGCTCCCAAAAAGCCGAGAGCCAAAGCAGTTAAAACAGAAAAAACAGAAAAAGCGGATTAAGCACTTTACGAATATGTAAGGTGCTTTTTTATTGTCCGAAGACATTAAACTACGGGAGACACCGTGCAAAACTGAAACAGAGAGACACTCTATAAACTGATTACGGGAGACACCCGAAAAACTGAAAGGATATGAAAAAATGGCAGAACCAAATCCAACACCAACCCCCAATGAACCGACACCTGCACCGCAGGGAACACCGCAGGGAAACGCTCCTGCCTTTGATTATGACAAGCTCGCAAGCCTTATTACAGGCAAACAGAGCGTGACAGAGGACACCGTTTTGAAGTCATATTTTAAGGAGCAGGGATTGTCAGCCGATGAGATGAAAGAGGCTATCGGTGCTTTTAAAAAGCAGAAAGCCAAGAACACTCCCGACTTTGCAAAAATGCAGTCGGAAGTTGAATCCGCAAACAACGCAAAACTTATGGCAGAAGTCAACCAATCGGCAACCCTCGAGGCCGTAAAACAGGGCGTTGACATTGCAACCGTTCCGTATGTGCTTAAAATTGCAGACTTTTCAAAAGCTGTGACAGACGGCAAGGTCAATGCGGAAAAGCTGACAGAGGCTGTTAAAAAGGTGCTTGACGATATCCCCGCACTCAAGGGCAAACCTGCCGAGAACGGCACAGGAGTTAAGAAAATCGGCGGTGACGGCAACGGTACATCGGACGGTACTAAGCCAAATTCAAGCGTTCCGACAAAGAAATGGAACAGATTTAATATTTAACCAAAGAAAGGATTGAAAAATTATGGCAAACACAAATAACTATGCCGAGCAGTTCAGCCCTGATCTGCTCGAAATTCTTGTTCAGGGTACACTCACATCACCATTCATCACTTCAAATGTAAAGTGGGTGGGTGCAAGAACATTCCACTTTACACAGATGTCAACAACAGGCTTTAAGAACCACAGCAGAGAGGGCGGTTGGAACAAAGGCAAATATACACAGACAGATGTTCCTTTCACTTGCGAGCACGACAGAGATATTGAGTTCCTTGTGGATAAGGCAGATGTTGACGAAACTAACGCAACCGCAAAGGTTGAGAATATTTCAAAGGTGTTTGAGCAGACACAGGTTGCTCCCGAAACCGATGCACTTTTCTTCTCAAAGGTTGCCGCAAAGGCACAGGCAACAGACGGCTACCATTCTTCAACAAAGACATCGGAGTGGACTAAGGAGAACGCTTATTCAAAGCTCAAAACAATTCTCTCTGCCGGCAAGCTCCGCAGATACAAGGCAAGAGGCACACTTGTTGCCTATGTGACATCTCACATTATGGACTGCCTTGAACAGTCAACGGAGTTCACTCGTAAGATTGAGCTTACACAGATTGCAGAGGGCGGTATCGGCATTGAAACAAGAGTGACCGAGATTGACGGTTGCCCTATCATCGAGGTTATTGACGATGAGCGTTTCTACGATAACTTCAACTTTAACCCCGATGACGGCGGTTTTGAGCCTGCAACAGGCGCTCACAAAATCAATGTTCTTGTTGCCTGCGGTGAAACCTGCAAGACTGTTCCGAAGATTTCAAGCATTTACTTCTTTGCTCCCGGCTCACACACAGAGGGTGACGGCTGGCTCTATCAGAACCGTTCGCTTTCCGACACATTCGTATTCCCGAACGGCAAGGACGGCAAAATTGACAGCATTTATGCCGATGTTGACACAACGGCGGTTGCGTAATGTATGCCGATTACATTGAACATCAGGGCGGAGATGAAAACAGTATTATCTCTGCCGAACACATTGATGTTCTGACTTTTAACCGCATTGATTTTGAAAAACTTTCGGAAATGCAGAAGAGAATCATCGGCAGAGTGCATAGCAGACTTACTGCTTTTGAAGAAGAAAATGCCGATATGATTTCTTCCTACCTGAAAAGCTATTCAATCAACGGCACATCAATGAAATTTGGCGCAAGCTGGAATTTAATGTGCATCAGCGGAGTGGCAATTCCTGCCGACCTCTATGCGTTGCTAAAATCAACAGGACTTTGTTATCCTGCAATCTGAAAGGTGCGTGAAAACCGTGAAATTTCCGTCACTTGTAAAAAAGCAGTTCTGCAAAACTCCTGTCGAGGTCACAATCTACGATGAGGGAATAACCGAGGACGGCTCTCCTGTTATCGCATTTGAGTGCAAAAACCTGTATCCCTCCGAAAATCTTTATCCGTCAAATCTTCGCTGCGGAGGCAATGCTGTATGCAATGTGCAGTCAAAGGCAAAGACAGTCTATACCAAAGAGCAGAAAATTGTTCAGGTGTCGGCTGTCTTGCTTTTTGACGGCGACATTGCCCCCGACAGCCCCACTTTAAGCGGTGGCTTTGTAATCCTTGACGGCGTAAAACGAAACATCGTACAGGGTACAAAACACCGCAACCCCGACGGCAAAGTTAATTTTACGGAATTGGATGTGATTTAATGGGATTTTCGGTATCATCAAAAATCAAACTCAATATGCCTGTTGTAAAACAGCTTGACAAGGCAAAGCAACAGGCTCTTGAACAGACAGGTGACGCACTTCTTAAACAGGTGAAAAACACGCAGGTAATGCCGTTTGATACGGGTAATCTTCAGAACGAAAATACCTTTGAAGATTGTGCGCAGAGTTGGAACGGCACGGTTAAAATCGTGTCAAGCACTCCGTATGCAAGGCGGTTGTATTTTCATCCCGAGTATAATTTCAGCCGTAAGGAAAACATTGCCGCCGGCGGTAAATGGTTCTCACCGTGGCTTGAGGGCGGTACACGGCAGAATTTTTGCAGTCAGGCATTTGTGAGATTATACAGAAAGGAAGCAGGACTTTGATTTACTTATCGGACATCAGAGATTGGCTCAAAAGCGTTACCTCAGCCGAGCATTATTACATCGGCAAGCTTGACAACAAGCAGGACAGGTCAATCGGTGTGTATTCATTAAAGCAGTCGGGAACACCCACAAGGGCAATCGGCGGTGAAAGCACCTACGATACAATAAGCGTGTCTTTGCTTATCCATTACACCGACAACGCAAGAGAAACCGAGGAGTTTGCACGCAGACTTTACGAAACGCTTTACGGCATTAAAAATGTTGAAATTAAGGAACACAAAATCTATATAATCGAACTGCTCACGGAAGAACCCGTTGATGTGGGAACAGACGACAAGGGTGTGTATGAGCAGGTCATTGAAGTTAAATTTTATTACGAAAGGAAGTAATTTTATGGCAAAAGTTGAATCGGGAGTATTCCCGTGCTATGAAAATCAGTTTGCGGTTGGCAAGGCAGGAACAGAATCCGCCACGACAAATATTGCTAACTGCGAAGAATTTTCTGTTGCATTTGACAACGGTGTCGAGGAATGGACAGCCTTTGAAAACGAGGGCTGGAAGTCAAGGCTTATGACAGCAAAGTCAATCACAATTTCGGTAAAGGGCAAGCGTACAATCGGTGACGCAGGCAATGACCAGATTGCCGCCCTTGCATTTGAAAACAGCAGAAAGACAGAAGTTTCGTTTATGTGGACCTTCCCCAACGGTGCAACCGTCCTCTTTAAAAATGCAGTTGTATCCGTTACATCAAACGGTGCAGGCGCAAGTACGGGTGTTGCTCCGCTTGAATTTGAAGTTATGTCAAACGGCAAACCCGTATATACAGCAGCCGCTTAAAAAACGAAAGGAATGAACGATTATGTCAAAGTTAATTGATATTACAGACAAGCTTAATTTTGAGGAAAAGCCGAGTGTCAGAGTTAAAAATGTTGACCTTGCAATCAACAATGACGCAGTTTCAATGCTCAAAGTTGCGGCACTTTTTGAGGACGGCAACGGTAAAAGTAAAGATGTTATCGAAATGTATCATCTTCTTTTTGATGAATCCGAGAGAGAAAAGATTGAAAAGTTAAAACTGAATATGCACGATTTCAACGCCCTTATCAGCGAATCTGCCAAAATTGCAACAGGCGATTTGACTGACGAGGGGGAAGTTCAGACCCCGGCTACGACCTGATTGATGACTTTGATTTAATCGTGTCGAGCTTTCGCTCGGAGTACGGGGTCAGCATTTATTCAAAGGATTTTGCAAAAATGAGTTGGAATGAGTTCTGCTCACTTCTGCAAGGCTTAGGACCCGAAACACCGCTTGCAAGAACGGTTCAAATTCGCCTTGAAACCGACAAAGAGGTCTTGAAAAACTTTACTTCGTCACAGCATAAAATCCGCAGCAAATGGCGGTCAAGAAATGTAAAGCACTATTCAGACGAAGATATGAACACCGTTCTTGCAGAATTTCAAAACTTCTTCGCTAATCTGTAAATTTGTACATAATTTTCGCTGTATCTACAAAATTCTTGACAATGTTAATACATAGTGATAAAATGTAACATACACTAACAAATTTATTAAGGAGAGTGTATGTTTATGAAATGTCCACATTGCGGAAACGAATTAAAGGACGATGCAAAATTTTGCGACAAGTGCGGTGCAGGCTTTGGCGGAAACGATTCAACCTCGGCAACCGTAAATCCTGCAAATGCGAAGAAGAAAATTTACAAGCGTTGGTATTTTTTGGTTATTATCGTTGTTGCTATTATGATTGTTGGCGGTGTAAACGGTGCAATTAACGGTAACAGCGGTTCAAACAAATCAAAGCAGGAAACTACTGTTGCAAATCAGAGTTCAGAAAAAGCAACTGAAAAAGCGACAGAAGCACCGACCACAAAAGAAGTTGCAACAGAAAAGCCTACTAAAGACCCGAAGAAGGTTGAAAAAGAATTTAAAGACGGTTGCAAAACAGTCGACTTTAAAACTCTTTCAAGAAACCCTGACAAGTACAAAGGTAATGACTACAAGTTTGAAGGTCAGATTATTCAGGTTCAGGAAGGCTGGGGCGATTCGGTTGACCTGAGAATCAATATAACCAAAGAAGAAAATGAGTATCTTGATGAACCATTGTGGACTGATACAATCTACGCAACTGTAGAAATTCCTGACGGTGCGGACAAACTCCTTGAAGATGATGTAATCACATTCTGGGGAACTTGTGACGGCGACTATACATATGAAACCGTAATGGGCAACAATGTGTCACTTCCGAAAATCGACATCAAATACTACGAACTCAACAACTAAAACAAAAAGCCACTCCAAATGGGGTGGCTGTTCTTTTGCAAAATTTTTAAGCGTACATCATAGCGGTGTGCGCTGTTTTTATGCCTGTTTTTAAAAAATCTAAAATGAAAGGAAGTGGTGAATATGGCGACAAAGGCGGGTGAAATTGAGCTTGATGTCAGGCTTACGGGTGATGATATTTCCAAAACATTGCATAAGATTTCCGATTCAATTACAAAAAAGTTTGATTCGGCATTTTCAAGTCTTTCAAAAGATTTTGAAAATGTAAGCACGGATATGAAACAGTCCTTTTCAAAGGTTTCGGAGGGCGTTTCTCAGAAAACCGAGAAAGAGTTTTCAAACATCAAAGGCAGCAGTGAGCAGTTAAGCAATTCGGTTTCATCTTCGTTTAAGAAAATCGGTACAGCTGTGGTTGCCGCCTTTTCCGTTGCTAAAATCAAGGAGTTCGGTCAGCAGTGCATTGAATCGGCTGCGGAAGTCAATGCGGCAAATTCGCAGTTTGAGCAGACTTTCGGCACAATGCAGTCACAGGCAGAATCAGCCATTCAGAGCGTTGCCGATCAAAGCGGTATTCTTGAAACCCGATTACAGGGTGTCGGCACAAGCATTTATGCCTTTGCAAAAACTACGGGTATGGACAGTTCAAGTGCTTTGGGGATGATGCAGGAGGCTTTACAGGTAACAGCCGACAGTGCCGCATATTACGACCGTTCGCTTGAAGACACCGCAGAAAGCCTGAAATCGTTCTTGAAAGGCAACTTTGAAAATGATGCCGCACTCGGTTTGTCCTGTACTGAAACCACACGAAATGCGGCGGCTAATAAGCTGTATGGCAAGTCATTTACGGATTTGTCGGAATCGCAGAAACAGCTCACGCTTTTGCAAATGGTCAAGGACGCTAATCAGCTTTCGGGTGCTATGGGACAGGCAAGTCGTGAAACAGACGGTTGGGAGAATGTAACGGGCAACCTCAGAGAAAGTTGGAAACAGCTCCTTGCCGTAGTCGGTCAGCCTATTCTTCAGGTGGCAACTCAGGTTGTAAAGCGGTTGAGTTCCGCACTTGCGACTTTAACGGAATATGCCAAAGGTGCGGTTGAATCGCTTTCAAAGGTCTTCGGCTGGGATACAGGCAACAACACCGCAAGCAATATCAAATCTGCGTCCAATTCTGCCAAAAGCCTTACGGATACGGCAGATGACAGTTCAAAGTCACTTGATAATGTTCAGAAAAGTTCCGAAAAAGCAAAGAGAAGTGTTGCGGGCTTTGATAAGCTGAATGTGCTTTCAAGCTCTGACAGCTCATCTTCAAAGTCAGATACATCTTCATCAAAAAGCTCATCGGGCGGTTCATCAGGCGGAGCTGTTGCAAAGAATGTTGTCAAGGACACAAGCAAAAACCTTTCGGGAGCATTCAAAAATCTATACGAAAAAAGCGGATTCAAAGGCTTTGTCGAGAATGTACAGAAAGGTATTAACAAGGTTGATTGGTCAGCTATAGGCAAGAACTGCAAGACCGTTTTTGATAATGCTGTTCCCATAGTTCAAAAGGCATTCGGCACAATGCAAAAGGTCGGTTCTGCAAAACTCGGGGCAATCGGTTCTGCATTCGGAGCGGTTGCGACAATCGGCGGAAAGTCATTTCAGACCATTTCAGGCGGTGTTGCTAAGTGGATTTCAAAAGACAGGGAAAAGATTATCGGCTTTATAGACACCATAGGCAACAATCTTACAAACGGCTATAACAATCTTTCAATCTTTTTTGATAATTTCGGTACACTTGCAGGCAATGCAATTGACAATGTTCGCCCTCAAATGGAAGAATCAATTTCCAATCTTTTAAGCGGTCTTACAACCTTTGCGGGTTCAGTCGGCGAAGTTGTTTCGGGTGCGTTTTCAATCGCAACCGAAAGCCTTGTTGAATGGACTGAAAATGACGGTGCAACAATCACAGAATTTCTTGAAAATTTACAATTGCAGTTTGCAGATGTGTTTGACTTTATCGGTCAGATTTTCGGAGATATCGGAACAATTATCAGTAATTGGTGGAACGGCAACGGACAGCAGATTTTTCAGAATATCTGCAATATGTTTACCAACATCGGCACAACCCTGATGAATGTTTACAATCAATGGATTAAGCCTGCGTGGGATTTTATCGTAGCAATCGTAAAATCAGCTTGGGAAAACTGGCTGAAGCCTGTTTTTGAAGGCGCAATAAACTTCTTCGGCAAGGTTGCAGACTGTGTTTCAACCGTGTGGAATAACTTCCTGTCACCGTTTGTAAACTGGCTTGTCAGTTTTTGGGGACCTATATTTCAGAATGTTTTCAATGCCGTAAAAAGGGTGTTTGATAATGTGTTTACATTTATCGGTGGGTTGATTACCTCTATACAGAAAACATTCGGCGGTCTTATTGACTTCATTACAGGTGTTTTCTCAGGCGATTGGAAAAAAGCATGGCAGGGTATCTACGACTTCTTCAAAGGTATTTGGGACGGCATTTGTGCCGTGTTTAAGTTTATTATAAACGCTATCATTGACGGCATAAATGCGTTGTGGACAGGTATTTATAATTTCGTTTCGGGTGTTGTTAATTCAATCGGCGGAATAGCCGGTATTATCGGAGCGGCTTTTGGACAGGATTGGAGTTTTTCAATGCCTGAAAATCCGCCTCTCATTCCGAGATTTGAAGAACCCACGGAATCACCGGCACGAAAATTTGCAAAAGGCGGTATTGTTAAAGCTCCGACACTTGCGGTTGTCGGCGATAACGCAGGTGCTAACAGCGGTAACCCTGAGGTTATTTCTCCTCTTAACAAGTTACAGGGTATGCTCGACAATTCGGGCGGTCAGGATACAGTGATTCTCACACAAATTCTTGACCTGCTTAAACGCATTTATGAAATGTTCATTATCTTTCGCAATAACGGTGGCAACACTTATTCGTTTACTGCCGAGCTTGAGGGTTCAACGCTTTTTGAAGAAATGATAAGACAGGATGAGCTTTACAGACGCAGACACAACGGTAAATCCGCATTTGCATAAAGGGGGGGGATGATATGTCAAATTATAACGGCTATTTGCTTAAATTCGGCAACAACATAATGCCGAATAAGTACATTACCGCATTTTCATCAACTCCGAATCAGCGACTTGAAACTTCTGCGGAACGAGATCAGAACGGTACGCTTCAAAGGGCAACGCTGCCAAATTACAAAACAAAAATTTCGTTTTCAACTCACATTCTTCATCTTGACGAAAAGATTGATTTTCAGTCGATTATCAACCGCTCAATGGCGAATAAGTTACAGAGGAAGTGCAGGGTAACTTATTGGAACGATGAAACGAACAGCTATTACACCTCTTATTTTTATATTCCCGATATTGAATATACCGTAATGGATGCCGAAAAGAATGATATAACCTATCAGCCGATTACTGTTGAGCTGATTGAGTATTAAGGGGTGATTCTTAAAAATGCTTGTATCTAAAGAAATTGCTGATAAGCTGAAAACAAACACACTTTACAACACCGTTGCCCTGCATTCTCCTGACGGCAGTTTTGAGGATATAACAGGTGAAAGTATCGTGCTTGACAGCTTTTCGCTTGAAAATGAAATCGTTGAAAAAGAATTGAAATTCGGCGGTTGCATAGCCTCTGAAATGAGCGTGAAACTCATTGATTATGATTGCTCGGCTTTGATAGGAAAGACGGTACAGGTCATCATAACGGCAACATATCTTGAATCAGAGCTGTATCCGTCAGATGATTTGTACCCGTCAAATACTCTTATTTGTCCTGCCGAAACAGGAACGGTTGAATGTCCTGTTTTCTACGGTAAAATTCAGTCGGCTCAAAGAGATAAAAAACAGCGTAACATCGTCAAAATCACAGCCTATGACGCTTTTTATGATATGTCAAAGGTGGATATGTCTTTGTGGTTTGCAGGCAAAGAGAACGAGGACGGCAGCTTTGCTTATGGTTATGCGCACTATCAAAAAGACGATAATTTTAAGAGCTTTTATTCAATAATCGCAGAATTTGCCAAAGATTATGCAATTACAGGGGTTTCACCGCCGAGCTTATCTGTCTTTAGTGTACCGCTGAAATTTGATGATACCTGCGTGGAAAAGGTTATAAAGGACATTACCTTGTCAGATTTAATCCAAGCTTATGCAGAATTAACTTTGAGCTTTGCCGTTATAGATGCCGACGGAAAAATGCGTTTTAAAAGGCTGTATTCTCAATCTTCCGTTGAAACAATCAATTCGTACAAAGATTTATCCTTTGAAGATTACGAACTTGAGCCTATCCGTATGTACAGTGCTAAGTTTGCTGATAAAAAAGCGTTTTTGTATGGCAACAGTAACGATTTTTCGTGGTATGTTTCCGATAACATTTTGATGAGGTGCAGAACAACAGCAAGTGATATCGGCACAAAATATAATTCTGTTAATTTTTTTGGTGATGTATATAAATACCGCCCGACAAAAATTAAGCTGTTTTCGTATTGGTGGCTTGAGGCAGGCGATAAGTACACAATTAAAACTCCGTTTGAAGATTTGCCGACAATCGAAACATTTGTGTTCAATAAGAAAATGGACGGATTTATAACTGCCCTCACGTCAAAGGGCGAAAAACGATTAGGAAAGGAAGTAAAAGAAAATGAACAAATACAATAAAATTGTCTTTGTGAACGGCTCTGCTCCGCCCCTCAATGCCGATAACCTCAACCATATGGATGAGGGAATTGAAAGGGCAACAGACGGAGCAATTGCACTTGAAACCGAAATAACCACGGCAAGAGGCGGTCATAATTCGCTTGGGGCAAGGCTTGATACAGTCGACACAAATCTTGCAAACAAAGCTAATAAAGCGACAACACTCGCAGGGTACGGAATTACGGACGCATATACACGAGAAGAAACAGATAAAAAACTTGCCCGAAAGCTCAATTCAATGCCGTTTGACAGCGAGCCAAAAAACAATAGCCCGTGTTATCTCACAAGTGGTACGGTTTACAATGCTCTGCTTGTTAAAGCAGATAAAACCGCCTTGGCGACTAAATACGATTCGTCAAATATTGAAAGCGGAACATCAAAGCTTACACCTTATTCAACCGTTACCGATAAAATCAAAAGTGCAAGCTGTACATATAAGACGATTGGTGACATCGTAATCGTCAGTGCAACGGTCAAAATGAACGCAGTATCTCTTGGCGGCAATAGCATGTGTCCGCTGATTGATTTGCCGTACAAATGTATTTCCGAGGACAATGTTTTTTGTGTCGGTATTTCAAACCTTGGCAAGCTCTTTAAATTTGCCATTCCGAAAAATAACACTTGGCTACAGTTTTCGACTCAGGATAAGACGGCTTACACATTCGCAGACGGCGAGCAAATTAATGTGATTTGCTTGTACAAAATTAAATAACGGAGGTATGAAAAATGGAACTTAAAGAAAAAATCACACTTGATATGCTCACAAAGGACAGCGTGTCGGTACTCAGACAGCAGTTTTTGACCTTTAACGGTGAAGAAATGCAGGTAGGCGGTAACATCCGCAATGCCTACATGAACAGCAAATCGGGCAGAGAACAGCTTAAAACGGTGCTGTCTGATGAATACTATAACGCTGTCATGGCAGTTTGGGGCGACAACCCAACCGTTGACGAGCCGATAGAAAGCGAGGTGTAAACAATGAAAGAAAACATTTTACAAGCATTATTCGCCACTGTGTGCGGAGCTATTGCCGCATATCTTAACATCTTGCTTGTGCCGTTTGCGGTGATGATTGCGGTAATGATTATCGATTATATCACAGGAATGGCGCAGGCATACATCAGTCACACGCTTAACAGCCGTGTCGGTGTAACTGGTATCATCAAAAAGGTAGGCTATATCGTAGCTGTAGCGGTCGGTATTGTTGCCGACTATCTCATCAGTTCGGCACTTGTCAACTGCGGAATCGACCTGCGGATTAACTACTGCATCGGCATGATTGTTACGATTTGGTTTATCATCAACGAATTAATTTCAATCCTTGAAAACCTTTCGGAAATCGGTATTCCATTGCCAAAATTTTTGGTATCAATCGTTAAAAGGCTAAAGACAACAGTCGAAGTAAAAACAGATGAAAGCGAGGAATAGTTATGACAAATGCAAATTTTATTAAGTTTGCAACATCTGAGGTAAACAAGTATGTGTTAAATCACATAGATAAGTCAGATGATACACCTGATTTTGACACTTTTGTAGTGTGGTCGTGTAAGACTTTGCAAAACCACAAATGCCTTATCAGCACAACATTACACGACGGTATGTACTACGAATGTACATACAACGGCGATAAAAACGAAATGTATCTTGACGCATACAAAAAGTTTGAAAACAAAAAAATTATTTGCGAAAGTGAGGAATAATTATGAGTAATTCAAAACTTGTTAATTACACAAAATTAAGCCCAAACCACAGTGGTAAACGCACACACAGTATTGACCGCATTACTCCGCACTGTGTTGTAGGTCAGTGCAGTGTCGAAACCCTCGGCAACATCTTTATGAATACAGCCTGTGAGGCAAGCTGTAACTACGGAATCGGCTATGACGGCAGAGTGTTGCTCTGTGTCGATGAGAGCAACCGCTCTTGGTGTAGTTCATCAAACGCAAATGACCAGCGTGCAGTTACAATCGAATGTGCAAGCGACACAGTAGCTCCGTACACCATGAACAGTAAAGTGTACAACAAACTTATTGCACTTTGCGTTGACATTTGCAAGCGTAACGGCAAGACTAAACTGCTTTGGTTTGGTAACGAGGACAAGACTTTAAATTATTTGCCGAAGTCGGGCGAAATGGTCTTGACTGTACATAGGTGGTTTGCAAATAAATCTTGCCCTGGTGACTGGCTCTATAACAGGCTCGGCAATCTTGCAGACGAAGTAACCGCACAACTCGGCGGTAAAACATCAAATAAGGAGAATGAGGAAATGATTAAATACGGCGCACACAATACAGCAACACTTGCGTTTAAGAAGCAGTTGATTACTTTATACAATATGAGAATCATCAAGACGAAAGTCGATAATTCAAACGGCTTTGGAGATGGCACTCTGAAAGCGGTCAAAGAGGCACAGAGAGCAGGTAAAGTCACAGTTGACGGTATCGTTGGCGAGAAGACCATCAATGCTATCTATCATCTCATCAATGACGGTATTCGAGCAAAAGACAACAAAATTGCCAACGCAAAAAAGGCACTCGGCTAATTAAAACCTAAAGGACATTCTTAATGTCTTGACAAACACATGATTGCAAAAAAAATCCCCTCATCCGCCGTAAAAAGCGAGTGAGGGGAGTTTGTTATTTGTAGATTTGTTAGCTACTTGTTAGCTATGTGTTAGCTACGATATGTATTTTTCCGTGTTTTAGAGTGATTTAAGTATAGCAAAACCCCAGTAAATATCGTATTTACTGGGGTAAAAAGCTATGGTGCAGGTAACAGGCACATCCTGAGCTATCACTCCGAACCCTGCCGAAATGCTGTCATATACAGGTCGCATAAATACATTTGTTTGCGGAAGGGGAACAGCCTGTTCTTTATCTTCCCAGCCCATTATAAGAGCAGGTGATACAGAGAGATAATCAGCTATCGACTCTATTTTATCAGAAGGTATATTTGTTATTATGTTGTTTTCATATTTATATAATGTTTGTTTGCTGATTTTACAGGCATTAGCAAGATCAGTTTGGGATATAGCATTATCTTGTCTTATCTTTTTTATTCTTTCACCTACGGTCATACTATCACCTTTTTTATTTATGATTTCTTCTTTGTCATCATTATATAACGCAAAAATTAACTTGTCAGGAAAATATTTTCTAAAAAATAGTAAAAAATGCCTTGACAAGTTACAATACAGTCGCTATAATAAGAGCATACTAAAAAGTTACGGAGGTGATAACGGTGCTTAACACAAATGAGCTTAAAGCGGCAATGGTAAGAAAGGGTCTTACTCAGAAAGATGTCGCTGATAGTCTGAATATTTCTGCGAAAACGCTCAGTAACAGGATTTCAAGAGGTGTTTTTGGCAGTGATGAAATTGAATGTCTTATGAAACTTCTTGACATCACTGACCCTATGCCTATTTTTTTTGCAAAAGCAGTAACTTAAAAAAGTTACTTGCAATCAAAACTAAGGGGGTGAGAAAATGGGATTTTTTAATAATTTATTCAACATAGAAAAAGCACCAACAGTCAACAAGACTGTTGGTGCTTTTTCTATGTTCCGCCTTATCCTTTAGAAAAAGATTTTTATACTTTTGATAAGGTAGAGTGGAGCGGAGCGTTACCACCTCATTCAATGACACTTTCTTTTGTACTTCCTTATTCCGATTGGTGCGAATTTGAAAAGTCAGACCTTTATCGAGATTTGGAGAATTATCTTCAGGAATTACAAAAACGAGGTAACCCGAATGAGAATGTAGGCACTCAAGATTGATAGGCAGATGTTCATTGTATGTCGGAACATACTCATCAACACCTTTTGCCTTGTGATGATAAGAATTAACTTCGTGGGTGTTGTAATCTTCGGTGTACTCTATGCCGTTCAGAACTAATTGAATGTCGGTAACAGAAATAGGCAGTTGCGATTTATTGTTAAGTTTATAATGAACGAAAAGTCTTTTCTTTCCCTGCACGCCTAATTTGTATGCGTATTCAAGCATTGTGATTTCCAAATTCACTTTGTGCGAAACAAAATAGTTAATCAGGTTTATTAAAGATATTAAAAAGCCTGCAATGCCTAAAATACCACTAATTATTACCCACATATAATCAGCTCCTTTGCTCGATTATAACATTCGCAAAAGATATTTGCAACACAATCAATAATACCACAATCACAGTCCCATTAAACGGACTTAGCTGAAAAGAGGTGAAGAAAGACGGAAGTAATAATAATTTTAGGACTGCTAATGCTTTGCACAGCTTTTGTTTCAGCAGTATTAGCAATAAAAATAGTAGCCGCACATTTGTATAAAACAATAGACAGCTACCTTGATAAGCACGACGCTCAAATTATGGATCTGATTAAGTGGGCAAAGGAGAATGAAAATTGAACAAGTTTTTAATGTTTGTAGTGTTTATTCTCAACGCAATTAGCTTACTTCTGCTGATTATAGCAATGCTTATCAAAGCAGGAGTTATCCGTTAAGAAAGAAGTATTCAAATAATGCAATCAAAATTGCTGATAATAGTGAAATTGCAATAAATGGCATTGAATATTTAGTAATTCCTAATATCAAAACTTTTATGTTTCGTGTTTTGTATGTATACATCTTTTTATCTAACGGTCTTAAAGGAATTCCTAAAGCAGAACAACAATCGTCATATTCTTTGTCGACTAATTTTGAAATGCTTTGAAAGTTAATTTTATCTAATGGAAGAGAAAATACATAGCTGAGTTTTCCGCCAGCGATAAGTTTATTATCGGCAATAATATCTTCGCATTTTTCAACGGCTTGTTTAATTTCAAAAGTAATTTCCTTTTTGTACAAATGTTCTTCAAGCAGGTTGAATATGGGGAAAATCACTAATTCATATCGTTCTTTCAGATAGGTTTTGTTCTGTTCCTTTTTAAATAATATCCAAGACAGAACCAAAGTGCATAAGGTTGAAACTGCGGATATTATTAAAGTCAACCACGATAAAATATCATTCATATTTACGCCCCCTTTCATAGTTAATCATAACATTTAAGGTCGTGTAAAGCAATAAAATATCGAAAAGCAGGTGAGAAAATGGCAAAACTTAAACTTATTGACACAAAGGACAGGTTCCTTCTTGAAATTGACGGAACAGAAATTCCGTATGTTACAAGCAACGAAAATTAAGGAGGTGTTTATATGGACACAGTTCAGATGAATAAAAAAATCAAAGAAATTATGGATAGCAGTGATTTCTATCTGCTTTCTGAGGACGCCGCAAAGGCTATTGGAGTTGCTCCGCAAAAGTTGCGTGAACAGGCAAAGGACGAACCCGAAAAATTGGGCTTCAATGTAATTGTAGTCGGCACATCTATCCGTATTCCGAGAATACCGTTTCTCAATTATATTCTCGGTTCAAACCCGTTGAAAGGAGTGTAACAAATGGCATTTAAAGATTTAGAAACAAAAAGGTCGCTTAGAAAAAAATACCGTGACAGCAAAGACCAGCTTAAATACACGCAAAAAAGTCTTGCAAGCACCGAGCAGGAGCGTGACATTGCGAACAGCCGTCTTGAAAAAACAAAGGCAAAGCTTAACAAGGTGACAGCCTTATATGTTGCCGAAAGAGCGAAAAACGCAGAACTTGCCCGCAAGCTCAAAGCCCTTGAAACGCCTGAATCCGAAGTATTCAATTTTGAATGTGTGGGGGTCAGTAAATGAAAAAGGGGACAACAGTCGAAAGCGGATATGATGTTGAGGGACGCTGGTGTCTGAAACTCAAAAAAGCTAAAGGTAAGTTTACGCTTGATGAAATAATTGAAGCAGCGAAAGAATGGGAAGAAGATTACTATGCCGTGATTATTAAAGCAATGGGCGATGAGACAGCACAATATTACGACGATGACCTTGAGGGGGATTACGTGACGCTATATCGTGCTACAGATTTTATAAGCAAGGAGGTGTAACCGATGAAAAGATTAACTTTAAATCAAGACAGCGAAATCAAGGTTAAGGACATCTACGGCAAAATGCACGACTGCAAAGATGTACCAAACGAGTTTTACGGCTGCATTCGCAAACTTTACGACTATGAAAATACAGGGTTCAATCCCGAAGAGATTGAAATAATTGTAGAAGCTCTTGAAGATATGCGTGACAAGCTGTATAAAGCGAACAACCCAAATGCATACAGTGTGAGCAACTGTTGTAAAACCCTTAACACTATTCTTAAAGTAAGGGAAAAAAGAAAAATCCGCTGAAGCTCTGCAAAGCCTCAACGGATAGCAAGGATATAACAAATATAACCACTTTAATTATATCCTTTCTTACTCAAAAAATCAAGATAAAGGAGTAAAACAGAATGTCAGAAATTAAAATCACGGTAGAAATACCACAGCTTGATGTACTTATCACAGCTATCAAAAACCTTGCAGGTACTACAACAGGGAAAGGGCCTGTCAAATCAACTGAAACGACAAAAAAGCCTGCCGTAAAGAGTGAACCCACACCGAAACCGCAGGAAAATATTCCGCAGTCCGAGCCTGAAAAGCAGTACACGATTGAAGAGGTGAGAGCGGTATTTATGAAGTGCGCAAAGGCTCACGGTAAGGACGAGGTCAAGAAAATTCTTGCAGAACTCGGAGTAACTAAAGTTACGGAAATCAAGCAGGAAGATTTTGCAAAAGCTGTAAAGGCTGTTGAGGAGGTTAAGTAATGCCTGATATACACGCAAGGCTGTCAGCTTCAGGGGCAAAGAAATGGATTAACTGCCCGGGCTCAATACAGCTTGAGGAAAATTTCGAGGACAAGCCGTCACAGTTTGCCGAGGAAGGCACTAATGCTCACGCTCTCGGTGAAGCAAAAATAAGGCTTGCCACAAAAGAGTACAACCGTACTAAGTATCACAATGCAATCCGCAATCTCGAAATTACCGAAGATATGGAAGATTATGCCGAGAGCTACAAAAACTATGTAATCGAGAGGTACAACTCCGCTTTGCAGAAAACTCCCGACGCAATCCTTATGCTTGAACAGAGACTTGATTTTTCAAAGTATGTTCCTGACGGATTCGGCACAGGTGACGCTGTGATTATCGCAGAGGGCAAACTCGAAATTATTGACCTTAAATACGGCAAAGGTGTCGAGGTGTCAGCGGTTGACAACCCACAGCTCAGACTGTACGCATTAGGTGCGTATGAAGCCTTTGATATGCTGTATGGCTTTGATACGGTTGAAATGACTATCTATCAGCCAAGATTAGACAACATCAGTTCAGAGAATATCTCGGTTGCCGAATTACTTGAATGGGGCGAATCTGTTAAGAAAGCCGCACAGCTTGCTAACGATGACAGCGTAATCGAATGTGTAGCAGGCAAGCATTGTGACACGGGATTTTGCAAGGCACGACCTGTTTGCAGAGCCTACGCAGAGGAAAGACAGAAAATGGCTGTCTATGATTTCAAGCCGCCTGCAATGCTCACAGTTGCAGAGATTGCGGATATTATCGAACAGTCTGCGTCACTCGAAAAATGGGCGAAGCTCGTTTGCGATTATGCACTCGAACAGGCATACAAGCACGGTGTTGAATACCCCGGGTACAAGGTTGTTGAGGGCAGAAGTAACCGCAAATACAGTAAACCTGATTCAGAGGTTGCAAAGATACTCACCGACAACGGTTATCAGGAAAGCGACATTCTTGTACATAAGCTGAAAGGCATTACCGACATTGAAAAATTACTCGGCAAGAAAACATTTGCCGAAGTCCTCGGAAGCTATGTAGTAAAGCCTCCGGGCAAGCCGACACTTGTGTGTTCAGAAGATAAAAGGCCTGCAATCAATTCAGCAATGCAGGCACAGGAAGATTTTAAAAACGATATTAAATAATAAGGAGATTAAAAATTATGGCAAACACAAATGTATCAACAAAGGTAGTAACAGGCGAAGTAAGATTTTCATATGTTAATGTTTTTGAACCAAAGAGCATTAACGGAAGCGATGAAAAGTATTCGGTTTCACTTCTCATTGACAAGAGGGACACAAAGACTATTGAAGCAATTGAAAGGGCAATTGAAGCCGCAAAGCAGGCAGGAGTTGCGAAGTTCGGCGGTAAAATTCCGCCCGTGTTAAAATTACCGCTTCGTGACGGTGACACAGAAAGACCTGACGATGAAAACTATGCAGGCAAAATGTTTGTAAATGCAAACTGCAAAACAAAGCCCGGTCTTATTGAAAAGAACGGTATGGAAATCATTGACGCAACCGAATTTTACAGCGGTTGTTACGGCAAAGCGTCAGTTACATTCTATGCTTTCAACTCTAACGGCAACAAAGGTATTGCCTGCGGTCTTAATAACATTATGAAAACAAGGGACGGCGAACCGCTCGGCGGCAGATCAAGAGCCGTTGACGATTTTGCGAATGACATCGAAGAGGACGATATTTTCGGATGATACAACTGAGTATTGATATTGAAACATACAGCAGTGTCAATCTCTTAAAATCAGGGGTGTATGCCTATGCAGACGCCCCTGATTTTACAATTCTTCTGTTTGCATATGCCTTTGATGACGAAGATATTAAGATAGTTGATATTGCTTGTGGCGAAAAAATTCCTGACAAGGTACTTTCCGCACTCACAGATGAAAATATTAAGAAAACCGCTTTCAATGCAAACTTTGAAAGGACCTGTCTTGCAAAGTTTCTGAACGCAGAAATGCCGCCCGAACAATGGCGTTGCACAATGATTCAGGCGGCGGAAATAGGTTTGCCGAGGTCGCTTGCGGGTGTAGCAACAGCACTCGGACTTGAAGAACAGAAAGACAAAAAGGGCAGGGCTTGTATTGAATATTTTTCAAAGCCGTGCAGACCGACAAAGTCAAACGGCGGAAGAACACGCAATCTTCCGCAGCACAACATTGAGAAGTGGGAAACATTCAAAAGCTATTGTATTCAGGATGTGGCTGTTGAAAGAAATATAAAAAACAGGCTAAAGGCTTTCCCTCTGACAGAGGGCGAACAGAAATTGTGGGAACTTGATCAGCACATTTGTGACAGAGGCGTTGCAGTCGAAACGGCACTTATAAACAACGCTATAAACTTCGATGCCGACTATCAAAAAACAATGATTGAGAAAGCACAAAAGCTGACAGGACTTGAAAACCCTAAATCGGTTTCACAGCTTAAGGGCTGGCTTGAAACACGCACGGGAGAAACATTTCAGAGCCTTGATAAAAAGGCAGTTAAAAGCCTCTCAGAACATACAAACGACTTGCTGGTAAAAGAAGTCCTGCAACTAAGAAAAACGCTGTCAAAGACTTCTACGGCAAAGTATAAAGCAATGCTCGGTGGCTTGTGCGCTGACGGCAGAGTCAGAGGCTTTTTGCAGTTTTACGGTGCAAGCAGAACAGGCAGGTGGGCAGGAAGAATGATACAACCGCAGAACCTTCCGCAAAATCATCTTGAAGATTTGGAACTTGCCCGAAATCTTGTTATGAGCGGTGACTATGAACTATTTGAAATGCTGTTCGGCAATGTTCCCGATACGCTTTCACAGCTTATCAGAACAGCGCTTATACCTACAAAGGGCAGAAGATTTATAGTGTCTGACTTCTCGGCAATTGAAGCAAGGGTAATAGCCTATCTTGCAGGTGAGAAGTGGCGACAGGAAGTTTTCAAGAACGGCGGTGATATTTACTGTGCTTCCGCAAGTCAGATGTTCAAAGTGCCGGTTGTAAAACACGGAATTAACGGACACCTCCGCCAAAAGGGCAAAATCGCAGAACTTGCACTCGGTTACGGCGGTTCCGTGGGCGCACTTAAATCAATGGGTGCGCTTGAAATGGGACTTGAAGAAAACGAATTGCAACCACTTGTGGATAGTTGGCGAGCAACAAACCCCTGTATTACGTCGTTGTGGTACGAGGTTGAAAAGGCGGCTGTGTCGGCGGTAAAAGGTGAACCGCAACAGATTAAATGCGGTATCAGGTTCTTTAGAAAAGGCGGAATACTCTTTATCTCTTTGCCGTCGGGAAGAAATCTTGCTTATGCAAAACCCGAACTTCAGGAAAACAAATTCGGCAGACCTTGCGTAACCTATATGGGAATAAGTCAGACAAGAGGTTCTTGGGAGAGGCTTGAAACATTCGGCGGTAAACTCACTGAGAACATTGTTCAGGCTTTTGCAAGGGATTGTCTTGCGGTTTCAATGCAAAGACTTGAAAGCAGGGGCTTTGAAATAAATTTTCATGTGCACGATGAGGTTATTATAGATTGCCCGATTGGTGTTTCATCTGCGGAGGAAATCAGCGCCATAATGGGCGAACCGATAGAATGGGCAAAGGGCTTAGTGCTTAAGGCAGAAGCCTATGAAACACCGTTTTACAAGAAAGATTAAAGAAAGGAGGAAAACGATTGAAAACGTATTGTATTGCCACAGCCAACGACAGATTTGCAAAGCTGTGGAAGAATACGGAAGTTACATTTGACGAACTTATAAACAGATTAAAAACGACAACCGTAACACCCGAAACAATGGGCGAATTTCGCAATCTGCCAAAATCCAAACAGGATAACATCAAGGATGTAGGCGGATTTGTCGGCGGCAGACTTAAAAACGGAATAAGACGAAGAGATAAGGTTGAATGCCGTTCTTTGCTTACTCTTGACGCCGATTATGCCACACCCGATTTCTGCGAAAGCATAGATTTGTTTGCAAATTATTCTTACATCATATATTCAACCCACAAACACACCGCAGAAAAACCGAGGTTAAGACTTGTTATTCCGCTGTCAAGAAACTGTACGGCAGAAGAGTATGAAGCTGTCGCACGAAAAATAGCTGACGAAATCGGAATTGACCAATTCGATGATACAACATATCAGCCGCAAAGGCTTATGTACTGGTCAAGTACAAGCATTGACGGCGAATATGTATTTAAATATTCGGTCAGAAATCCGCTTGATGTTGACGGCGTGCTTGCACGATACAACGATTGGCACGATGTTGACGAATGGCAGTTTTCAAGCAGAACAGTAAAGCAAAAGGACCGATTGCTGAAAAAGCAGGAAGATCCGACAACTAAGAAAGGCGTAATAGGTGCGTTCTGCCGTTGTTACGATATTCACACGGCAATAGCGGAGTTCCTGCCTGATGTATATGTAAAATGCAGTGCCGATGACAGATATACCTACGCAAACGGCAGTACAGCGTCAGGTCTTGTTGTGTATGAGGGCGGCAAGTTCGCATACTCAAACCACGCAACAGATCCCGCAGGCGGACAGCTTTGTAATGCTTTTGATCTTGTGCGAATACATAAATACGGCAGCCTTGACGATGACGCAAAGCAGGGAACACCTACATCAAAATTACCCTCATACATTGCTATGCAGGAATTTGCGTCAAATAATAAGGCGGTCAGATTGTTGTTGCACAAAGAAAGAGAGCAGTCCTGCCTGTCGGATTTTGAGAGTGATATCGAAAGCGAGAACGACGATGACTGGGTGCTTGAACTGGCAACGGACGGCAAGAGCAACAACCTGCCGACAATTGACAACTGTATGAAAATCTGCCAAAAAGATAAAAGATTGAAAGGCAAGATAGCCTACAATACATTTACAAGGCGACATACGGTTTTAGGTGCAATGCCGTGGAACAGCGAAATTGAAAGTCGTGACTGGACCGATGTTGATGACGCAGGACTTCGCCATTACATTGAAAATCTGTACGGCATTAAGAGCAAGGCGGCTATTACAGATGCTTGGTCACTTGTGAGTATGGAAAACAGCTACAACCCTGTTTATGACTATCTCACAAGTCTTAAATGGGACGGAATAAAAAGGCTTGAAACTTTTTTTGTTGATTACCTTGGAGCGGATAACAACGAATACACGAGAGCGTCAACACGAAAAACTCTTGTTGCGGCGGTCGCAAGAATAATGAATCCGGGCATTAAGTTTGACACGGTTCTCACACTTGTAGGCTCTCAGGGTTGCGGTAAAAGTTATTCGATAAAAAGGCTTGGCGGCAGGTGGTTCAGCGACACCCTGACAACCGTACAGGGTAAGGAAGCATACGAACAGTTGCAGGGCTTTTGGT